TGTAGCCGTCTTGGCTAAAAAAACGCCCTGTGATTTATTGCCTTTTTGTACGTTGCAACGCTTGCAACAGGCTACAGCGTTATCAAAGCTAAGTACTAGCTCAGGCGCTTTACTTACAGGTATCACGTGGTCTACTTGGTCTGCATCTGCCCCACAGTAATAGCATATAAAGTTATCTCTAGCTAATACTTGATTTCTAAACTTATATCTATAAGCCCTGTTTACTCTAGGGTCGCCACGCTTAGCCATTAATACCAACCCCTTTTTTTATGATGATTTAGAGCTTTACACGGGCTGCCTTTATAGACTCTGTGTTTAGCTATGTACTTTAGCCCTAAGTCTATCTGTTTATAGGGGTTTGTTTCTTTCATATTGAGTAGCTGTGGTATGCCATAAGCGCTACTGTGTTTGTTCTTGGCTTTAGGTCGCCAATTACTCTCTAACGTCCAAAGCTTTTCTAAACATACAAACTCTTTATAATTACCTATCTTTATATGAGCATAGATTTTATAAGCATCTATAGCGTTTATATCAGCCTTTACGGGTAAGGTCTGTAAAGATAGCAAGCCTATACATAGGCATAACTGTAGCCCTAGCTGTCGCAGCGTTCGCAAGCTAGCGCCCTTCGGGGCTTGCGTTCCGCGCAGACAGCGTACCAAAGAGCGCAAGTACATTTCAATAATGTGGATAACTTGAACGGGGCCTCGGCGTGTTGTCCACAGCTTTTTAACTCCTGTGGATAACTTAATTACGTACCTGCCGGGCATTGGCTACGTCTACTAAAGTAATATCTAGTAGGCCACAACGTGTGCATTGTAGGCATTTGACGTTAGGTGGCAGGTGGTCAGATACCACACGCTCTAGCTGTAGGGTAACCGTTTTGCATTGTCTACACTTAGCCTCTATATAAAGCATTGTTTTTAGCCCCATCTACTCTACGCGCTCGTATCGCAACCCCATAGAGAAATCATACGGGTTTACCTTTACCACTAAATCGGTTTCATTGGTATCTGCCCTTGTAAACAATACAGGCGGCAGTTTCATCAAAGCTAGAGCCGGCACTAATAACAAAGCATCGGTAAATCTAAAACATATCCGGTGGTAGCTTTCTTTGTGGTCGGTGTAAACAGGTACAGCCGCCATTAATTGCAATTTGTTATAACTAAATATGGCGCTTTGTGTGCTAGGTATGTTTAGCCATTTCAACTCTAGGTCGCCTATGTATGTTTCTCGCCCGCCGGCCTCTTTACGATTTATATGGTAATCAGTAAAGTAAAAGGCAGGTGTAGGGGTTAAAATCCACGGTAATTTATCTTGTAGATAATTGGCTAAACGTTGCTCACGCCCCCAGTCAGCTCTTATCTGTCTAATTGGCTCCACGGTTGGCCCTCTCAGACTCACTCAATAGCTCATCTGGTACAGGTTCACGCTCTGCTATTGGGTCTAGGTTGCGCCCAGCATCAAGTAATACCTCTGCGTGGTCGCTAGGGCTTAACCATTTATCGCCATATTGCCTTAGCCATATTGGCTCACATTGGTTAGCTTTTACCTTATCAGGGCATAAATAACCTTTATATGGTTTATTAGTTTTGTTTGACGTGCCCTCAATTAGCACTCTATGCCCGTGTTTACATATTGGCGGCTCTGGCATTGGCTCTGCCCCTAGCTTGGCCTTTAGCGCGCTTATTGACTCAGCGGCGGTAGGTACTTGCCCGCCTGCCCCGCGTGTCTGTAATGGGGCTTGTATCGCCTCTACCTTCTCCATATCTTGCCTTGTAGGTCTACCTGCACCGCCCGGCGTTAGCAAGCCAATAACGCGCCCATAGGCAGAGGTAACGCAATTCTCTACCCAAAAATTAGCATTTACGCCACGGTCTGACCTTACCTCTAACGCATAATCTACCGCGCTTGGTTTTTCGTCCTCGTAGTTTTTATAGGCCTCAGCCCTAATTAAAATATAACCGTTTTTTAGGTCTATGTCCTCTATAAACGCTACTAAACGTAACCCGGGAAACTCAGCCCGGGCTCTTTTAATTCTTGCGTTTACGTCCTCGTACCCGTCTAAGAAACTCATTTTGTAACCTCTTTAAGCGCCTTAGCTATATTGCGCCCTCTTAGGTAACCGTCCCCGTGGCCCTCACGATATCCCGTCCTATAGGCAGCTAACATAAATAGCCCTACTATCAGTACAGTTAATGTAATTACTGCTATATCAGCTAACATATTTTACCCTTTGTTAAGGCTGATAAAACTACTACACTAAGTAGCCCTCTCAGCGTGTAGTAAAAGTATGAGCCCTAACACCGACATAAGGCAACGCGACACGCTAGCGCTTTAATCTATCCTCTAATAACATTTCATAAATACGGTCTACTTGGCCCTCTATACGCTCAACACGGCCTCTAAGGTTATGCCCGCCGTTACCGTCTGGCCTCAGCTCTGATAAATAAAACTTAACTAAATGGCGTACAAGCCCAACCCCCACCGCTGCAAGGCTACAGATACCTAGCGCTACCGCTAGTAGGGTTTGGGCTTCATTCATTATTTAGCGCCTACGCCAAACTGTTTCTCATTAGGCTGTAGAGCCTTTAGAAATGGCCCGATAAGACCGGCTAGAAAGGCATTAGCCAATACTTTAGGGTCTGTTATACCGGATATGTATAGGGCTGCAACGCTTGCTAGCGCGGCACGTCCATAGCTGTAGGCAGCTGCCTGTAATTGCTTTTTATTCATTTGTCTATCCTAAATGCCCCTTAGTTATTTTTGTGCAAGTACCGATACCGTATGAGTTCCGGCAGCGGTAACGCCATAAAGTGCCTCTAAATCTCCAATAATTAGGCTTAGGGTATCGCCATTATCTAGCTTATAGCCGTTATTTATAGTTACGTTTGGGCCGCCAATATAAATAGCTCCACCGCCTAAATTATGTAAATAGATATTTTGGTAAGAATTGGCAGCAGCGGCAATAATGCTTGGGGTGTCGGTTACGGTTACCTGTGTGCTAATTGGCATTTGTTAATCCTAACTTTGCAATAATCTTAGCGGCTTTCTCTGCATTTACCGTTATTTCAAAGTGCATTTCATCTTTACGGTTACGGTAATCACCGCCCCACGTTAGGCCGTATTTTTTAGCTAAAGCTCTAATCATAGGTACTTTATCAGCCGGGAAAGTGCCTACAGCTGCTAACGGGTGTTTGGTCGCGTTAAGGTCTATAGCTGTACCGCTACTATGGCAACTTAATTTATCTGTAGTACCGCGTACCATACGGAAAGCGTAACCCCACTCATCTAAAGCGCCCTCATCTATCGGCTCTATTAGAGCGTGAAACTCAGTGGCAAAACCTACTAGCAAAGGTGCTACAGCCTCAGCGCATCTAAGTTTTCTATTAGTGCCGGGTACTGCGTAACTCTTTATGCCAATTTCTGCCGGGTCTTTGCTAGCAGGCCAGCCGTTATAGCTCTGTAGCATCTATCCACTCTAAACTTTTTTCTGACCAATACCAATTAAAACCTTCCGGTTTGGGTATTGGCGGTTGCCAATTAAAATTATTATCTAAACTCCAGCTAGGGTAAGGCTGTGGCGCTATAAATACATCATTAACCTCATCATAGGTATAGCCGATGCCTGCATATTGCTTGCGTATTTTGTTATTGTATGACGTGCGCTTACAAGTTTGACCTCTAAAATTAGCATACCAAGTTTCTGGGTCTAAACCTTCAATTAATTCACTTTCATCAATGCCTGTAATAATTTCCGTTACTACATTGTTTTGATTTAAAAATGCGTAATGTGCCATTATGCCCAACTTACATTTCCCGTGCCAGCTGTTAGGGTTGTTCGTTTGTAACCGCCGCTTGCTCCGCTTGTTGTACCCGTCAAACCTGCCCCTATAGTAATTGTTAATGTGTCTGCATAACGCAAAATTACTACACCTGAACCGCCATTACCACCGATAAAATTAGTACCTGAACTGATACCAGCAGCACCACCGCCCCCGCCTGTGTTAGCACTTCCAGCAACTCCATTAGCACCTTTGCCGCCAGAACCGCCGCCACCTGTGCCACCGCCGCCAACAGTTCCACTAGAATTACTGCTCATACCACCGCCACCACCGCCGGCATAAGTTACTGAGCTACCACTTATTGCAGTAGCAACACCATTACCGCCACCACCGGAAGCTGCATTACTTCCAACTGTTGCATTAGCACCTACGGCGCCAGCGCCACCACCGCCACCGCCAGCGTAAGTTGCTTCACCACCGCTACCAGTAGCCGAGCCACCTGCATAACCCTGATTTGCAGTTCCAGCGCCACCATTATTTGCCCCACTATTTGCACCAGCACCGCCACCAGAACCGCCAGTTTTTCCAGTAGAGCCATAAGTTCCACCACCGCCACCAATAGACGTAATTGTAGAAAATACGCTATTACTGCCGTTAGCACCATCGCCGCTTGTATTACCTGCCCCCCCGGCTCCAACTGTTACTGTGTAATTAGCGTTTGTAGTTAAAGATAAAGCAGACTCTAAACTACCGCCCCCACCTGTTGCAGTTACGGTACAGCGAAATCCACCAGCACCGCCACCACCACCTAATCTTAAATCTCCACCACCGCCCCCGCCAGCAATAACTAAATAATCTACTGTTATTGGCACGGCGGTTAATTTAGATGAAGCAATAATGCCTAAAATGTTCACTACGCAATATCCCCAACTACCAAGAAGGTGTTTGATGCGGTGCAGATAATGCTAGCTGCGCTATATCTTGCGCGTAGTTTGGGAGCTGTTGCCGTTGCACCAGTTGAGTTAATAGTTACGCCTGCACCTTGCGCTAGGGTTACTTGGCCTGCGCCTATCTGCGCTATATTTATTACATCACCTGCGCTAAAAACGCTTGGTGGTACAGTTAAAGTAATTGAGCTTGCATTGTTAAGTGTTACCAGCTGGTTAAGGTTGCCTGCTACTAAGGTATATGTAGTGCCTGTTTCTGCATCAAACTCTAGCTTTAATCTTAATATAGCTGTACCGCTAGTAACGCCGCCTGATAGGCCAGAGTCAGTACCGGTAGTGATGCCAGTAATATCTCCAACCGGTGCGCCAACCCACGCCGCCCCGTCATAATACTCTAAGGCGTTTGTATCTTTTAAGAAAGAATATTGCCCTTCTTGTGGAGAAGTTATGGCGCTGGTGCGCGCCGCTGCGCTAGCAAAAACTAATACGCCTTGCATTAAATAGCCGTTTACATCGGCGGCTGTTAAAACCTCACCTGTGGTAAAGGTCTTAAATCCTAAGCCCGCTGCCATTGTTCCCCCTAATAGGCCAATACGCCGGTGTCTAGCACCCCGTATAGGCTTGAGTCTAGTATAAAGCCGTCTATTATCGGCTCTAGTGTGGTTAGTGTCGTTTTCCAGCTGTTAGGCGTAATTGCCATAGCTACGCCAAACACCTGTAAAGTTTTAGTTAAAGTAGATGAGCCCGGTTGGTTTGTAGTAATAGTTATAGGGTCAAAAAAATCTAAATCTAGGGCTGCGATTATGCCGGCATTATAGTTATCTGTGTATAAATCTAGGGTAATGGCATCACATCTAATAGAGGTTTCTTTACGGCTAGCTACATAGGCTTTAGCGTAATCTAGGGCTACTGCGTCTGTCTGCATTAGTAGGTTTTGTTGGTTATAGCTGTGAGCAAAATACTTAGCAATACTTGCTGCATCTGTAGCTACTTGTGCCGTTCCACCTGTACGGGTAATGCTAGCCTCATTGTAAATTAACGTATCATCTAGCCGCCAAACAGCGTCAAAGTAGCCTATATCTTGCCCGTTATCGTTAAACACAATAGGTGTGCCGCCTATGCTTGCCGTAGTTACGTTTCTATCTTGAAATACAAATGAGCCGCTAGCATCTACATATAGCGCGCCATACTCACTTATAGTTACGGTTTCCATAGCTGCAAGGCTGGTACGGGCCGTGCCGGGGTCTGCCTGCAAAGTAGTTAGCCCCGCGTCTACATCACGCATAGAGGCAGGCCAGCCTATCTGGTCTAAAATCTGGTTAATGCGTGTGCCGGATAAGTCGCCGGCGCTAGCCCCTGCTACCGTAGCTATTTGTGCGTTTTGGGCAAGTCTAAACGCATCTACCGCCGTTATTGTGGTATATACAACGTCTAACGCATTTTGTGGCGTAGTAGTGTTATAGCTAGTAATAAAGCCGCTAAATATAGGGTAAGTAACGCTGTTATAGGTAGCAGATATAGCTACTTTACGCATAGGGTCAAGCAAACCAAAATAAGGGCTATTAGGGTTTTGAGGGTTAAAATCACCGTTTTGGTCTACTATGCGTAACGTAAGTGTGCCGGTTTGAAATCTATCAGCTTGCGCGTTACGGCCTCTTTTAGTTTGTATGCTATCTACTACGTTAGATACATCTACAATTACAGCGGCGCTATCAGCTAATATATTTGTATCTAATATGCCTTCATCTAAAATCATAGCCTGAGCAAAACTTGGCCCGGTACTAAAGTTAATTACTGCGTTTATTGTAGGTAAGGTCATATAGCCGTTAGATTTCCACTATAAGTTAAAGAATTACCATAGCGGGTATTTTCTATAACTGCGTTTTGTACCACTTCAATAAGGCCGCTAGTTTTATCTACAATTTCTATGCGTATAGGTTCATCACGCATACGGACACGGGCAGGGTCAAAGCTAGAGCCCGGGCCTATACCCGGTGTATCAAACACGCCCATAGCTCTTAATCTTGCTTGCTCATCACCTAACACATTTAGAGCGTTAGTAGCCATAGCATCTGTAAGCGTATCTATATGCTCTTTTAATAAAAAGTTAATACCCGTGCCGGTGCTAGTAGCAGCGCGTAAACTAGTTAGTGTAGCTACTTGGCTAGCTAAACTGCCAGCGCCGCCGCCGCCACCACCACCACCGCCGCCGCCTCCACCACCACCGCCGCCGCCGCCGCCGCCAGCTGCTCCAGCGCCAGTACCCGGTATTAGAGGTGTTATTTTTATACCTGCCATTTTTAACAATAAATCTAAAGCATCTTGCAAGTTTTTCAAATCTATCAGCGCTTTAGGCATAAACTTATCGTAGATTTTTTCTATATCTTTTAACTTAAACTCTTGGCCTTGCAACGCGCCTAAAACGGCTAAATCCATATTTAGCTTTTTGGCTAGGCGTTGCGCCTCTGCTACTGCTAATTCTTTTTCTTTTTCAGTAGTTGCCGCTTGCGCTGCCGCTATAGCGTCCTCTAATTCAGCCATAGTTTGCTTAATAGATAAGCGCGTTAGGTCATTAGCTAGCTGTAGTTTTTGTTGGTCTGTAGCATTTACACCTAGTTTATTTATTTCTTCTTGCTTAGCTAATAGCGCTGCCTGTACTTGTATTTTGTCTAGGTCAAATACATCTTCACCCTTGCCTAAAGCTAAGGCAGCCTTATCTAACTTGGCCTGTCTTTCTTTTTCTTTGCGTTTTAATATCTCAGCATTAGCTTGTTTTTTAGCAAGCTCTGCTAATTTTTTAGCACGGTCTACCGCGGCTTTTTCTAGTTTAGCTAGTAATTCTTTTTGTCTTATTGTAAATGCGTCCTCAGTTTTAGGTTTAGGTTTTGGTCTTTCGTACATTTCACCTAAACCTACAGCTCTAAAACCAAACTCTGGAATACGCGCTAAAAAGCCTAAAACCGTACCGCCTAATTTCAATAAGTTAGCAAAACCTGTAGATAATTGCTCTATAACAAATTGTGCATCACTAGCCTCACCGCTGCCGGCAAAATTGCCTAACGCATCTACTAGGCCGCCGCCTATAATTTCTTGCGCGTTGCCAGTTGCTAAAGTTAAAACGTCCATCTTAAATGCTGTAGTGTCTAAGTAATCCTCAGCTGCACCTAAATTAGCCGTTAAGATTATGCCTACAATTTCTGAAAATGATTTAGTAGCTAGCTCAGCTGAGGTTAAACCTGTCTTATATTTTGATAAACCTTTAGTTTGTCCTACATAGGCTTTAGTTAGGTCATCTGTAACCGTAGCTAAATCTATTCCCGTGCCTCGGCTAATTGTTATAGCTTTGTTTAATAATTCTTGTGATTTAGTTAATGAGCCTGTAGTACTTAAAAGATTTTGAAATGCTGGCCTTAAAACATCATCTGCTATAGCAGAGGTTCTTTCTAGGTCTGCAATAAACTTAGTAATAGACGGGTTAGCAAAACCTATGCCTAAATTTTCTACAGCTCTGTTTAATCTTACTGCCGCTTTTTCGTCCTCTGCAAAGGCTTTAATAAACGTTTTGCTAAACTTTAATGCAGCGCCGGCAGCTAGGCTTACACCTAAAGTTTTACCTAAACTTTTTACCTTTTTTTCTAACTTGTTTACCGCTTTTTCAGATTCTAAAAAGCCTTTGCCCGTAGCTTGGCTAACTATATTTATTAGTAATTCAGTAGCCATTATGCAGCCATTTTTTCTTCAAACTTTACTTTGGCATTTTCTATAGCTTTGATTACAGCTGCATTAGCTACGCCGTTGTCCTCTGCCCACGCTCTATACATAGCGCGGCCTGTTTGTTTACGGCTAGGGCTGCCTACCATACCTTTAGGCCTAGCATTGACTAATTTACCTGTACCGTTCAAATTGTCTATAAATTGTTTACCAGCATTAGGGTTTAAGCTCTTAGAGCTATCTTTGCTTGTGCCTTGTGTTCTGCCATCTCGGTTTAAGCGCCCGGCAGTTTCATATATTGCACCGCCGGCGTTAGTTTGTTGTACTCTAGCTAAAGATACATAACCCGATTTGTTAGGTTTAGACGGTGTAACTCTGTAACCCAAACCGCGCTTAGCATCACTACTATTAAAAGTAGGGAACGCTCTATAATTACTTGTATCTATACTAGCTGTTTCTTTTACCCACCCGCTTAGTAATTGTGCGTCTGCCGGTATAAAGCCTCTAGCTCTAGCTACTACAGGGCGCAGCGCATTAGCCATTTCATTTTGAGTTTCTTTACCTAAATCTGGCATAAACTTTTTTAGTGCAAGTCTAAGCTCTAGGGCGTTTTCTACCTCTGTTGGCATCTTGCACCGCCTTTGCTCTATCGGTTAAAACTTTTAATATATTCTTAAACATTACATCATCTAAATCTAATAAATATTGGGGCGCTATGCCGGTTTCTACCGCTATTTGTGCGATTAGATAGCCAAAGCTACCACGCCCCACTATTCCAAAGGGTCATCATCTAGTACCTCAACTTTAGCTAAGGTTTCTAAAAACTCTGCCCCAAAACTTTTTACTACTTCCCCGCTAGTGCGTAAACACTCCCAAGCAAGCCAGTAGACATCACTTTGCTTTTCATCATCTCTAAAGGCTTTATGAAAACCTTTTTTAGCATACAGTTCAAAGGCGTACTCAATACGGGGTGTAATCTTATGCTCGGTTACGCTTCCGTCTGCCCTTGTTATTTTAAGTTTTGCCATTGTGTGCCCCTTTGTCTAGTTGGTTATGGTGTGGTGTCTACTACGATAGCTGAGTTACAGGTAAATGTAATACTCTGTGTAGAAATATCGCCAACAGCGCCGTTAATATCTGTAGTGTTATTAACTAATACTGTGGTTTGATATTCTGGATTAGTAGCGGAAACCGCGGCGCTAGTTTGTTTTAGCGTTAGTGGCACGGTTGTACCCCAAGCAGCCTGCAAAGTCTGTAGTACTTCACCGGTTGCAGTATCGTTTAGAAAATCAAGCGTAATAGTGCTAGCTTCCAAACCTTTAACAAACTTATGCGCGGTATCGCCCATAGCTGTTACTTCAAGCTCATCAAACGCGCGGTTAATAGTTGCGCTAGTAACGTGGTCTGATAAGTCCACGCTATTAAGCGTAACTACTACGCCATTAGATAGGAAAATTGCCATTTGTTATACCTCTGTTTCTTGTGTCGGTGTTTCTACGGGTGTTTCTTTTTTCTTTGTTTCTTTAACCTCTTTAGGCAATTCTTGCCCTATCTTGATTAGAAACGCTTTATCTGCCTCTGTAAGTGCCATTTTAGCTCCAGCTCGTTAGTACGGATATTTGTAAATCACTTGTTAGTAAATCACCGCTAGGTAATGATAAAACGCTAGGTGCAGTTACAGCGGTAACATTAAATACAATAGAGCTAGCAGCCAATTTATTAAACACGGCTACTATTGTGTCCTCTATGCCTTGTAGGTTGCCTTGATTATCAAACATTGGCACGGTCATAATTATCTTAAAATTAGCAAGCGGTGAAATGCCGGCTTGTGAGTTATTGCTAGGGGTCAAATAGGGGTCTGCCGGGGCTACCACTACGCTGTTAGCAACTACGTTACTTGGCGGGTAGCTAAACGTACTCCAAACAGCGTTATTAGCTAAGGCAGCGGCTATAGTGCTGCGTAATGTAGTTATGGCGGCTGTAGGCATTATCCCACCATAGCGTTAGGTGATAAGTACGGCGCTAACAAACCGCGTATAGATGCCATTAAAGTATTACTCATCTTAAACGGGCTAGGGCTGTAACCGTCTACGCTTACGCCGCCGTTTTGTGTGCTAAAACGGCTAGTCCAGATATTCTCAGCTAACATAAGTGCAGCTGCGTTTATAGCAGGCGTATTAGCGTAAGCCTGTGTTTTTGTATCATCACCCGTCATAGTGCCGCTAGGTAATACACGTCTAAAGTTTTGGTCAGCTGCCGTTTTTGCATACTGTATAAAACTAAAACCCTGTGGGTATTGGTAATAATTAAGTTGAAAATTAAAAGCTGGTAATAAATTACTTGTGCCAGCGCTAAACGGTATTGTGCCGGTAATTGTATAAGTGCCGTTAAAAGTACTGCCAGCCCCGGCTACAGTAACGGATTGACCAGTAGTAAACAGGCCGGGGTTGGCTATCATCACGGTAGCTACATTGTTTACTAATGCAGTTCCCACTACCGGGGCAGAGTCAAACCATAAAAACCCGTTAATTA